GAATCAGTGTACTTACAGCCCATGAAAATACCTATGGAGGTGAGTGCAGAGGTGCCGGTATCCAGTTCAATCGTTCCGGCTGTCACCAGCTTCACAAAATCTCCATAAAATATTGCGGTGCCATACGCGCTGGCAATCTTGATATGCACAACTTTTCCTGTAAAGGATCCGCTTGCACTACAAGTACCAACAGGTTCTGCACCATTTGGAGTTGCAGAAGTAGCCATTTTGAATTTCTCCTAACGCTACTGTTGAAGAAAAAAAGGCTATTTCAAAAGAGAATTAGCCTTTACCAAAGGTCGTGCGCGTACTTTTCTCTGGTCTCAATAGGGGCATACGCGGATCGTTTTCTCTCATGTAGTTACTGTCCACAGACTCCATCTGTTGTTTTGCGATTTCCTGATAATGTGCATTTCTGGCATCCATTTTTTCTTTAGGAGCCTTGCACAAAAGCAACCCGCCCTGCTCGATATTACCCACGAATTGAGAGTTGATATCGGACAAAGTATGAAGTTCAGGATGGTCTTCCGATTTAACAGGAACCCACCCATCCCTAAATTTCTTTGAAACATTTGGATTATCCGACTGACCCATAACACTGGTTCTTATCCATCGGAAAACCCATCCGTCCTGCGGATCTGGAACTGGCAAAATTGAAGAAGGAACCCAAGAATCATCTTCTCGGACATTATCTTCACGATTGTCGTGAGACCAAGGTGTGCGCTCATCAACCATTTGACATCTCCTTGATGACCTGATTGGCGTACTGTTGGTTGGTTAACCCAAGTCGTTTAGCGAGTGCGACCTGAGTGGACGTTAACTTCACTTTGCGGGGCTTGGCTCCATTATTCCTTGCGGAAGGAGCAACCACCGAAGAGGCTTGCCTGGTCGTCGAAGTCGCGGTTTGTCCACCACCGCTAGTATCTTTCGATACATTTTCCGACCAAACATAATCATCAAACCGACTCCGCATATTCTTATCAATATACTCAAAATACTGATCTGAATTAGGCGAAATCCCATTGTCTTTTATGGCTTCTTCATGAAGCGCATAAGCGTATGCTGTCATGCCCTTATGAGCTTCATCACCAAACCAGGGATTTTTATCTCCCCATTCTTTTGCCTTTGGCTCTGGCTCTGTAACCTGTTCAGAAACAGACTGCTGATAAGCCGCCTGCTGTTGCTGGTAAGCTGCCTGCTGTTGCTGGTAAGCTGCCTGCTGCTGCGTGAGTTGCGGCGGTAATTGATTTTCCCACCGTTGCGCTTCCAGTTTCCGAGCCTGGGCCTCAATCATTTGCTCTTGTGAGGCTACAATCGCATCCGTATTACCTTCCTCATAAGCCTTTCGATATGCGGCCTTGGCCTTGTCAGCAGATAAGGCGGCTTTTTCTTTTATCTGCGAGACCAGTACAGTCTCACCACGATCAAGCAATGCTTGCTGTTCTCGGGCTTTGGCTTTGAGTTGCTGGTTTTCAGTATTCAACTGCTGGGCAGCTTTAACCGCTTCATCTGCAAGACGTTGAGCTTTACGCCTTTCAAAAGTCGCCTGATGTATTCGCTTCCTGACCTTTTTGCTATAACCGTCCAACTCCTCATCAGTCTCGCCGTCACTAGCCGTCTGCTTAGGAGGTTTGTCATCTATGATTTCTAGTTCAAAATCACCCTGCTCAACAGGAGCCTTCCCAGCAGATGCTTTCTTCTCATCCTTACTTTTGGCAATTTGCGTCTTAACGCCGAAGAACTTGTCTTCAGCCGACGTGGGTGCATCTACAGATTCTGTTGTATCTGTGACGTTTTCTGTTGTTTCGCTCATACCTTTACGATACCCCGTGGATCTTCAACAACAGCTTCTACGCTGTCATCATTGATTAAACGGAACTCTCTCCCATGAACCAAGAATCGTGTGCCCGTATAAGAGCGCATCACGACCCAATCCCCTTTTTTGCAAAGCGGGCCTGTGGGAAAACGACCATAATTCGCGTATGCGTCTGGACCCAAGTCCAAAACGAAGCCAACAATACTCCCAACTTCTTCGTTGTATATTGTCTGACTTGATTTAATGATTCCGCCATCCGTTTTCTCATCAGGTTCAGGTAGAGCAATCAGTATCTTGTAGCCTTTCGGCTTCGGCATTTGACTTGCTTTGCGAGCCTCTGATTCGTCGATCTCGATTTCTTCGACCTTCTCCTCTTCTGGCTCGTTTTGTACTACTGCTAATGACTCAGCCATTAGTTACTTCCTTGCACTGGAAATGGGTGTCCAGAGTCACCTGCGCCGTCTTATACGACGTTATGCTTCCTCAATCTTCTTTTTAAGATCGAGCAATTCTCTTTCTGCTACTGCGAGACCTTCAATTATCCCGCAACAGCGCGTGTATTCTGAAAAATCCTTGCAACCACCTGTACTCAAATGATCGCTCATTTCGTTCATCGCTACCCTATACTTTTCTCGTAAAAGGTCTAGTTCATCCATCCGAGTTCTTACCACCCATCAGGTCTTTTGCGATTTCTGTCCCTAATTTAGCACCTTCAACCTGCTCTTTACTAGCAATTCTTTTAGATTCAAGTTGTTCCCGACTATTATCGGCTGCAATTCTAGCACCCAACTTAGCTCTCTCAAGTCGCTCCTGCTGAGATAGCTTCTCGCGCTCAAGCGACGATTTATCCGCAGCCTTCTGTAAATCGACCTGAATCTTAGCCATATCAGACTGTGCTTTTGCCTGTGCTTGGGCCTGCTTGATCTGTAATTCCTGCTGCTGCATCTGGATAATGGGGTCTTCAGCTTCCTCCATCTTCTTCTCCATCTCGGCCTCGCGCTGATCCTTGCCTGTTAATTGTGAAGCGGCAGGGGCAACGAGCCGTGACAATCTGAGTTCGATGTCTTCTGGAAGATGATCGCCGGGAGCAGGAAGTTCCACGCCAAGCTCTTTCTCAATCTTGGCCCGATACGCAAATGCAACGTGTTCTGAGATATGCGCTGCCATCGCCGCCTCTGATGCCTTGGCGGTAGGACTCTGAGACATAATCTCCATCACCTTCGGGTCTTGGATCAATGAAACATGGGTCTGGATATGGGCTTCATGGTCTTGGTAGATGAAGGCTTTGACTGGCTCACCGTTGATGAGGTTCATGTTCTCAGTCACTGGATCAGCAATCTCGATATCATCCTCCAGCGGAACAATCTTATCTGCCTCCCTGATTCCAAGCACTTCCAGCATTTGTCGGTGCAATAACGGCATGTCGTACATCTGGGGTGCCTGGGCCGCTAACTGAAGTGCAGCCTGGTACTGCATAATCCGCTGCGCCATCGTACCTGCATTGGGATCGCTGACCGGAATGATGTCCACACGGTCATCGAAGTCTTCCTGAGTCAGCTCACCATCGGCAACATCGTAGGGATATTCTGAGAGACCGAAATCACGCACAATCCCTGAAAGAATCCGCAATTCCTTCCGCATAGAGGCGTGTAAACGGGCCTGAACCGCGCTCATCACCTTCATGGAGCGTTCAAGAATCGCCAGCGTCGTGCCTACAGGCGCTTCAGCGTTCATATCAGCCGCTTTGACATCCCCCGCAGAGGCAAAACGCCTGCCTTCGGTGACAATATCGCCTAAAAGCTGATAAAGGACGTTGGACGGCTCTTTGTAGGGCAAAAACGTGATGTTGTCGCGGATTGCACCGCCCGGAACGTCCACATCGCGGAATTCACCGGGCATAATCGGCGTGTCATCGCCTTTTATGCGTAATCCACGGGATTTAAGCCCCCCCGGCAGATTGGAAAGCGTTCCTGCATCCACCAACTGGCGTAAAACGCTGGTGGCTGACTTCGCCAGCCCGCCAATCATGTGAATAAGCCCGAATCCGTAGAAACCAAGGCCCGGAAGGTACTGATAATGAACGAAATGCTCCCGCTTCATCTTCACCGGGTCGTTTTCATACCAGTTTCTGCGGATCGACAGCACTTTTCTGCTGGATTTGTCGATACTGACCACATACGGCAGGGCAATCCCGGTGGGTTCGCCGTATTCGGTGTCTTCAAACCCAGGTAAATCCAGTTCTGCCTGTATTTCTAGGATGGTATGGCGGTGATCGAACTCATAATTAGCCGATCCCCCTGTTAACTGGTTGTATTTTCGCTCGATCTCGCTTGTATCAGGACTCGGATCAGGCAAATCAATGTCGCTGTAAAAGCCAGAGACCTGCAATTTACGCACTTCATTGCTGGTTCGCTTCATCACATGGGTAGCGCGCTCACAAGTGATCAAATCAGCCGCACCGTAGCTCACCACAAAGTCCTCGGCAGGCACAAACATCGAGCAAGGTCGGCCCATGTTGGGGTCGTAGTACACTTTCCTAAATGCTGACCCTGCCAACGGCAAAGAAAACAGCATTTTCTCTGTCTCAGAGCGGTATTCGGTCATCTTTTCGGTGATGAGGTAATTCAGATATTCGCGTACCCGGCTGGCTTGTTTTTCCTTTTCGCTAGTGATCGTTCCAACAATAGAGGTCTTAACAGGCCCAGCGGCAGGGAATATCTCCTGAATGGCTTGCGCCTGAAAACGCACTACCGCTTCAGTTAGTACAGGGTGAAACACTCCGCAAGCCCCGTCCCACGGCTCGGTACGATCTTCGTTCTTGAGTCCGAGAAGATCCAACCCGTTGATATAGGTGTCTTCCCAATCGGAGCGGGAATCCTTGTCAGCCTCAAAAGCACTGACAAGCTCTGAAGCAATCTTGCGTAACTCAGCTTCCTCAATGACATCGGCTAGGTTCTGATTATGATCATCACCCCCTAGGGTCATCCCGCTAGGATCAAAATCGATAACCACCCCGCCGTCAGGGGTTTCCATTGATACCGCTTCTGGATTGACGATATCTATCTCTAAGCCAGGTTCAGCCTGTGGTTGCACAAAGGGGT